CTGCAACAGTAGTTAACGTGAAGCAAAAAGATGATATAATAGATGTTAGAGTTTTAGAAAAACATTTGCGTGAGGCAAATTTATCTAGAAATGAAGCGAAAGCCATCATCTCGGGGGGGATTCCCAAACTTAAAAGTCAGCGTGAGGCTGATACATCCAAAGAAGATACACTAAAAGCATTTAATGATGTTTTGTGTGCGTTAAAGTCAAATTAAAAAAATAATAAGGGGAATATAATGGAGCCAGAAATTAAGGCAGTAGCCGAAGAAATTAAAGGGATTGTTGCAAACGTCCAAGCGGAATCAAAAGCAACAAAACAAGAAACTGTAGACCAAAAAGCAAAGTTTGAGAAAATGGAAACAAAGTTTTCTGAATTAAATGATAAGTATGTAGAGCTTGAGGCTAAAAATGCAGAGTTAAGTCTATTGCAAAACCAGCTTCAAAATACAGACGGAGAACAAAAAGAGAATCAAGAAAAACTAATTAAAGCAGAACAAAAATGTTTTTCAGAGTTTTTAGTGAAAGGGAGCGGTGATGAGTCTTATTATAAATATATGACGTACTCAGACTCAGGCCGGGAATTGAAAGAACTTAGAACAGATGTTCAAGAATTTGGTGGTTACTTAGTTGGTACACAGTTTGGTGGTATTTTAGAATCAAATCGGTCAGAGTTAGGAACGTTAGCACAAGAGTGTAACGGGATTACTTTGGGTGGGGGCGTTAATTCAATTAAATACCCACTGGACGACGACGATATCATCCAACCAACAAGTATAGGCGAAGGGGCAGGCACGTCGACCACTACCACTGAAACATTATCAAACATCAATTTAGAAGTTCATGACCTAATGCGTAAAGTCAAAATGACTACTAGCATGATAGATGATGGTGTTATTAATATTGAGCAGTGGTTAGCTTCAAAAGTTTCTAGGGGGTTTGGTCTTAAAGAAGAGCAGCAAATCTTGTCAGGTATTGGAGCAAATGAGGCTAAAGGGATTTTAACCTATACAGCGGATGCCTCATCATCGTTTGGCGCCTACACTCGTAATAGAATCCAATTTGTAAGCTCTGGTGCTGGCGCGGATATTGCGTCCCCAACAGGTCTAGATAGTTTGCTTGAGTTATTGAAAGCTGATTATATGAAAAATGCTAAATTATACATGCATTCTACTACTGCTTTTAGACTTTTGAAACTATTAGATACCGACAATCGACCGTTACTAGATCCAGATTATACAAAAAATCCAGGTGTTAATATGAGCTTTAGAGGTTTCCCAATTTCACTACAACAAGCAATGCCAGTTATCGCAGCTGATGACTTCCCAATTGTTTTCGGTGACTTGAAAGAAGCCTACACAGTTGTACGTAAAAAAGGTTTTAGAATCGTTAAAGATATCTATACCTCCGATAACAATATCATTGTTAAAACTACTGAGCGTTTCGGTGGGGCGGTTACGAATTTTGAAGCACTAAAAATAATGAAGGTTTCAGCCTAAGTTATCATAAAATAAAGGAGAAAAAAAAATGAATTCAAAAATTTATTCAGATGTAAAATACCAACAAATCATCGACCCTGTGACACTAACAGCGGACGCTAATAGTGCCTCTGCTGATTTAGATGGTTACGGGTCAGCTTGTCTACTCGTTAATGTAGGGGAGTCAGGAGATACCCTTTCTGGATCGGTTTATATCGAGCTTGAAGTAGAGGAATCTACAGATAATGCTACATGGACAGATGTTGCTGATGCGGACCTTGTTAATTACATTGCAGGTACTAATGATGGTACTTTCGCTTTAATTGATGCAGCAGCAGAAGATGACGCACGTTTTATTGTTGGCTATAAAGGAACGAAGCGTTATATACGTACGGTTGTTAATGTGACAGGTACACATACTGCTGGAACGCCTATATCAGCAACAGCTGTACTAGGAAGTCCACGGGTAGCACCTGTTAATACAGCGACAGAGTAAGATAATAAAAAAAACAGGGTAGGGGTCAACCTCTACCCTAGGGGGTTAAAATGAAAGAAATAAACGTTTTAAAAAACTTTAAAGCAAAAATTAAAGCATCCCCAAATGGGTATCGGGTTAAAGAATATATCAAAGGAACCACGGATAATATTAGTGATGAATTATTCATGAAATTAAAAGATGAAAATCTATTCAAATTAGTAGAAGTAAAGGAAGTAGTAGAAAAAAAAGTAGCTAAACCTAATTACACTAAAAAAGTAATAACCGGGAACTATTCTAAAAAGGAATCTGAAATAAATAAATGAAATATTCATTAGTAACCGCCCCATCAATCGAGCCTATCACTTTAACAGAGGCTAAAGCTCATTTAAGGGTAGAAACAACGGCAGATGACACGCTAATTACGAGCCTCATACTGCAAGCACGTCAAATGGCTGAAACATACACAGGTATTACATTTATTGATACAACCTGGAATGTATTTATAGATGATTGGCCAGTAATATATAATGAAGCGTGGTGGACAGGGATTAGGGAGTTGCCTATCGATTATGATAATAAGAACTCATTTATCGAGATCCCGTTGTCACCACTACGAAGTGTTACGCATATCAAAACGTATGATAATGCCGACGCCAGCACAACAATTGCATCAACAGAGTATCAAGTGTCTAGCTACGCAGGAGTTACCCCTAAAAAAGGACGTATCACACTAAGAGACGGCGCAACATGGCCAACTTTTGAAAGAAATGCAGATGGGATCGAAATACAGTTTGTTAGTGGATACGGAACCGCTACAACCGATATCCCAGAGACAATACGACAAGCATTACTAATTGATATTGCGTTTCGTTATGAAAATAGGGGCGACGGGTTATTAAGTGAGAATGCCAAGACGTTATTAAACCAATTCAAAACAATATCAATATGATTGGTAAAATGAGGGATCGCGTAGACATCATTAATAAGGCCGATGCGTTTGGCGATATTGGTCAAACAACACCTACCTGGTCGGTCACTGAAACGGTTTGGGCATGGGTAAAACAGATCAAACCTAGTTTCACTTTAGATGCTGAAAATAAGAAAAACGAAAAGCATTACGAAATTGTGATTAGAGATAATACCAATTTAGATATTAGCTCTAAAATAAGATATAACAGTCAGTATATGCGTGTAGATGGGTTTTCGGAGGTAACTAATAAGGATGAGTTTCTTAAAATAAAGTGCGTTCAGTCTTTAAATGAAGTAGTCACTATTTAATTTCAATAGTATAATTAAAATATCAATTCTAAGGGGGATTCATGACAGAACAAAAACTATTCAGAAAAATAATCACAGATAAGGAAATGGGAGAGATTGCAAAATATTGTGACGAGCAACCCGTCCCTTATAGATATTTACGACCTATTATTCAATACATCCAAAATATTCCAGATGACATCGACAATAAAGATAAAAAATCTAAGTAGATTAGAGCGTAAGTTATTACGCATACCTAAAGACGCCTTAAAACCATTGCAACGTCAGTTATTCTTGTCTTCACAAGCGGTTAGAGAAACGGCCGTAAAAGGGATTCAAGGGGGCAGCCGTTCAGGTGTTTTATATAGCAGGGGGGGTAAGTCTGCACAAAGGTCAGCCCCTAGTGAGTTCCCTAAAACAGATCGGGGGGGGCTAGTTAGTAGTATTTTTGTTAAGACTATGAAGGAGATTGGGGGGCTTGGTTATACAGTAGGAACTAAATTAAAGTACGGGATTGGGTTGGAGTTTGGAACGTCTAAAATGGCCCCTAGGCCGTGGTTATTTCCTTCTTTTAAAGCGAATGTAAATGATATTAAAAGAGATATCAGAAGGGCATTACTTAAAGTCTTAAAGAGGGCTAAGCGATGACAGGTTTTAATATATATGAGGTTCAGAAGTCTGTTACAACCGTTTTAAAAGCAAACTCAACGCTTACAACTTTATTGGGTAATGGGGCGAGTGGGATACTAGATAATGCCAGTTCTGCTAAAGGGTTAGTGTTTCCTTATATCGAGTATACAAGTATCGATGCCGAGTCATTTGATACCACGAGTAGCACCGACTCTATTATTTATATGACAATCACAGCATTCACTAAAACAGGTAATAAAAAAGAGGCTAGCGATATAATGAAAGAGTTACATACCTCATTACATACTATACGCCTAACAGTAACAGGGTTTGGGTATGCGGTTAGCCGTTGGGACGGGCTTAGTACAATCATAAAAGAGGATGTTAACGGGGACATGTTTAATGGTATAATGAGGTTTAAAATAACGGCGAGCGTTTAAAAAATTAGGGGGGAATTATGGCAAATAAAGCAAAAGGCGAAGATTTTAAAGTATATATTGGTGCAGTAGGGGCAGGTACATTACTTGCTCATGTAACGAGTACAGGGTTTACAAGCTCAAGAACAACTGTTGATGTTACCGATAAAGATTCATCAGGCAAAACAGAGCTGCTAGGTGGGTCGGGCATTTTAACAAAAACTCTTTCCGTACAAGGTATTTATTCTGATTCAGCAACTAGAACCACATTACAAACTAATCACGACGCAGGAACTTTAGCTACTTACTATATCGAGTTTCCCCTTATGGATTCAGCAACTAATAGTGTAGAGGGAACGAAAGAGTTTAGCGCTGTAATAACTCAATTAGATGCTACTGGGGAAGTAAGTGGAGAGATGACATTTAGCGCAACTTTTGAAGTTAGCGGAGCAGTAACAACTGTAGCTGAGGCTGTTTAGTGTTAACGCCTTCTTTTAGTTTTAAAGTAGAGGATAAAGAGTATTCTATTACCCCTACTTTTGGGGTTCATGATGAGATTGAAAAGGCATTGGATAAAACATTGTATAACGCATGTTTGGAAGCGGAGGCTTTTTCTATTAGTGATTTATTTAAGGTTTATAAAATACTTCAATGTAAATCTGATTTTTCAGAAGATCAACTAAAAAATTGGATCGCTTTAAATAGGAATGATGCGAATAAACAAATAGCAGGTTTAGTTATTTTTTTACTGTTACCACAGAAGCAAGTTGACGCAGTAAAAAAAAACTAGGT